TTGGTGACCACTCACCAAAACCGCGAGCGCGTTGTTCGACTACGCGACACCTGGGTGCCCGTCGATCCGCGAGTGTGGGACGCTACGATGGACTGCGAAGCATCCGTTGGGTTAGGTAGTGGTTTGACCGACGAGAAACTCGCAGTGCTCGCCCAGGTTGCAGGACAGCAGAAAGAAATCCTAGAGAAACTCGGACCCGATAACCCATTGGTTGGGCTAGGCCAGTTCAGGAATACATTAGCGAAGATGCTCGAAGTGGCAGGGTTCAAAGATGCGAACCAGTTCTTCAAGCCGATCCCAATTGATTGGACGCCGCCACCACCAGAGGAACCCCCGCAGCCCTCAATTGAGGAGCAAATGCTCCAGGTGCAGATGGCTGATATTCAGACCCGAGCTCAGATAGAGCAGCAGAAACTGCAACTGGCCGCGATGAAGCAGCAGCAGCTGGACGAACGTGAATCGGCTAGGATCGCTGGCGACTTGGCGATCAGAGAGTTTCAAGCTGAAGAGAAATTCCAGAATGATGTTGATCTCGAGATTGTTAAGGCTAACCTGAAGGAAGGCTTATGAGCCTGACACCAGAGATGAAGGCCAGGCGAGCTCAGGAGATCTTGAAAGATGATGTGTTTTTAGAAGCTGTCGAGAACGCTAAAACTAGCGTGATCGCTCAATGGTCTTTGACCGAATTGAACGACATGACAACACGGGAAAGTCTATACCATCAATGCCGTGGCCTTGACGAAGTTTTAAGGCATCTGCGAACATTGATCAACGATTGGGCTGTAGATAAGGAACGTAAGAAAAAAATGAGGACATAACGATATGAGTGAACTGGTGGCGACAGAAGCACCTGAACGCACCGGGCCACGCTCTATGGGTGAGATCCAAGACGAACTCGCCCAAGTGCTCACCGGATCTGATGAGCTACCGCAAGAGGATTCTTCTCAGGAAGAGCTACCCTCGAGCGATTCATTAGAGGCAGAGCAACAGCAGGATGCCGCGTTAGCCGATGACGCGGTGGTGGACGAGCAACCAGCTGACGAACCGGAAGGCGAGCTATCTGAAAATGATCAGCCGATTTACACCATCAAGACGGATGGTGAAGAGTCGCAAGTATCGTTGAACGAACTCGTCGCTGGATACCAGCGAGGTGCGACGTACACACAACGGCAGCAGGAGCTCGCAATAGAGCGGCAGAAGGTGGAGGAACAACTCCAGAATTTGCCAGCTCAAGAGGCGGCACTGAGCCAGACGTATCAGCAGTACCAGGGGGTACTGCAGCAACTTCGAGCACAGATGGAAGCAGCTAATCAACCAGCTGACCTGGATTGGGCCGCTCTTGAGCGTGAAAATCCAGTGCAGTATTTGCAGCTCAGAGAGCTAGAGCGGCAACGAGCTGGTGAGATTCAAGCTGTGATCGCGGAACAGCAACGAATGCAAGCTATACAGGAGCAAGAGCGTAAAGAGAAGCTCCAAGAGTATTTAACTGTTCAGCGTGGTCAGGTGCTCGAAAAAATTCCTGAATGGTCTAATGGTGAAGTTCAAGCTGAAGAGCAGAGGAAATTGATGGAGTATGGACAGGTTGAGGGCTACTCCCAGGAGGAGCTCAGTAAACTGTACGATTCGCGAGCGGTAGTAATACTGCGAAAGGCTATGCTCTACGATGAACTGACCAACGGTACGAAAATCACTGAGGCCAAATCTAAAATCGGCAGTGTCCAAGGTGGTAGTCGAGAGACTACGCGCCGGACACGCACCCGTAAACAGAAGGCACAACGGCAGAAGCTGAGAGCGACCGGCAAGGTTGATGACGCTGCTCCATTGTTTGCTGAGATGCTTGCGGAGTAACTAAGAGGAAAAAATAATTCTATGGCAGTTGTAGCCAATACTTTTCTGACCTATGACGCTAAGGGTATCCGGGAGGATCTGTCTGATCTAATTGCAGATATTTCTCCGACGCAGACGCCTTTTCAGAGCAACGTAGGTACGAGAGAAGCCGAGAACAGCTACTTCGAGTGGCAGACTGACAGCCTTAGTGCTGCCAGTGCTACACCAGTAGTTGAGGGCCAGGATCTGAGCTCGTATACGGCAGTTACGCCAACTGTGAGACTTGGAAACTACGCTCAAATCAATATGCGCGATTTTATCATATCGGGCACAGAACAGGTAGTACGGAAGGCCGGGCGTCAGTCCGAAGTGGGCTACCAGGCTGCTAAGGCAGCTAAGGAGCTCAAGCGCGACATCGAGAAGGCTTGCCTTCAGAATGCTGGTGCAGTTGCTGGAGCTACGGCAACCGCTCGCGTAACTTGTGGATTCCCTTCGTGGTTGAAAACGAACGAAACATCAACGAATGTCACTGCTCCTGCTTACACGGGTTCGACCCCGTTGGCTTCGGCTGCGACCGACATTTGGAATGGATTCGGGACACCGACAGCTTTTACGGAAGCTATGTTGAAGACCACGATGCAGGAGTGTTTTGAGTCGGGTGGCGAGCCGCGTATGTTGATGGTTAGCCCTTACAACAAGACTGTTGTGAGTGGGTTCAGCGGAATCGCTTCTAGCCGCTACAATGTAGACGGCGCAGAGCCTTCCGTGATCATCGGTGCTGCTGACATTTATGTCAGTGACTTTGGCAACCTATCAGTTGTTCCAAACCGCTTCTTCACTACGGTGGAGGACGAGGGTGCTGGTTCACTGATGAACGATTGGGCGTTTTTGATCGACACCGACGAGGTGGCGGTTGCTACACTACGACCATATCGCATAGAGGCTCTTTCGAAGTCGGGAGATGCGGATAAGCGAATGGCTCTCTCAGAGTGGGGCGTCCAAGTGAACAACGAGGCTGCTCACGGCTGCGTCGCTGGAATCACAGCAGCGGCATAATTCCAAAACCCTTGAGGGGGTGGGGGCGTAAGCCCTTGCCCCCTCCAGCGGGAGTATCATGGCGACAAAAAAAGAACCATTGTTGTCGTATAATGAGGCTACCGGACGAACGGAAGTCTACCATTATGACGCTATAGAGAACCGCAGCATCATCGAAACGGTGCAAGACATCGAGCCGATTCTGATCCAGAATCGGGCTGATTATAACAGCTTCGATGAAAATGCTCGTTGGGGTAGTCCGACACGGCAGTCCCAGGAGACATTTCATCACGTTGGTCGCATTCCAAATGTGATCCTCGAGCAAATGCCAGCTGAGATGCGCCAGGGTTTTATGTCCGGGAAGGGGCTGCACGGTAAGGCATGGAAGCGTTGGCTGAATGATTCAGCCAACCAGATGTTCCGGACGCGACCCGGTAGGGTCTAATGGCGAGTATCGGAACGTATGCCCAGCTGCAAACTGAAATCGCGAACTGGTTGGATCGCTCAGATCTAACAAGTCAGATACCGGCGTTTATCGAGCTCGCAGAAGCCTCATTTAACCGGATCATTCGTGCTCCGGATATGATCACAAAGAATGACAGCTTTTCGATTAGTGGTCAGTACAACACGTTACCAAGTGACACTCTCGAGATCGTTCGCATCGTTGTAGACGTACAGCCTGTGATTGTACTTGAGTATCTCACGCCACAGGATCTCTCTGAGCTCCGAGGTGAGCTGACCGGGACGGGGAAGCCCTACTATTTCACGTTGGTCGGGGGTTCGAGCAATCAGCTGGAGGTGCTGCGCTCTCCGGACCAGACGTACACTTCATCGATAGTCTACTACACACGCATACCAGCACTGACTGATAGCGCGACAACAAATTGGTTACTGACCGCTAATCCGGACATATATCTGTTCGGAGCCCTAGTTGAAGCGGAGCCATATTTGAAAAATGATGAACGGATGCCGATGTGGACTAACCGCTTAGACAAAGCCCTAACCACCCTCCGCTTGCAGGGCGACCGCGAACTCCACAGCGGCTCATCACTTCGTATGCGAGCTCAAGTGCTAGGATAAATTATATGGCTAACCCGACGACAAATCTGAGCATGACGAAGCCCACCGTTGGTGGGTCAACGGATACCTGGGGCACAACGCTCAATGAAGAGGTTGTAGATGTAATTGATGCAGTATTCAGTATTAGTGGCACCGATGTCACTATGTCTGACATTAAGTTCAATAGTGTTGGGCTTCAAGAAACGGGTGCTGGAACCGATACGGTAAAGTTTCAAGCTCCAGCAGCAGTAACCCAGTACACGCTCACTATGCCAGGAGCGGTTGGTGCTTCAGGCCAAATCCTCAGAACCTCGGATGCTTCAGGAACGCTCGAATGGGTGACGGACGAAGAAGGTGACCTGAAATCTGTAGCTGATGCGACGAACGGAGGGCTCGATGTCACGAACGGCACCGGCCCCGACGTTACCCTGGCAGTCGATTTCAATGATCTAGCAGCTGCGGTTGTAGATGTGGCAGCTGATTCAATTGGAATCCTCGATGCGACTGATAACGATACCAAAAAAGAAACGATTGCTGACCTGGTGTCTGCGATGGGTGGTACGGGCCTCACGGGCAGTAGTGGACAACTCACGGTTGATGCGTCACAGACACAGATAACTGCTGTTGGTACAATCGCTACTGGAACGTGGCAAGGGTCAGTCAT